TGGATTCGCAGCTGAAAGACTTGGTAAAAAAGTTCACGCCTATAGTTTTTGTCTAGACACTCATCCTTCATACGATTTTCAAAAAGCCAAAGAAGTTGCAGGAATATTCAACTGGCCCTTCACAGGAATTGAAGTACCTACCAAAAACTTGGCTGAGGATTGGCACCGATTAGTTCAAATGGATTGTAGGAAGAAAACTCATTTTGAATGTGTCTATCCATTTTTATATGTTTATCCAGAAATAAAACAGAAGTATGTTTTGTCTGGTTGGGCCGCAGATGGTTACTATGGTATTAGTAAAAAGGCACTGATTAATTATAAGCACACACAAGAATTATTTGATAAGTTTAGAGACAATTATTTTAGTCCAGAGATGTGTGCAGGTTACAACTGGCACAAGAAAGTTGCAGATGAATATGATAAAGTTTTTGTTACTCCATATCTTACAGAACCAGTAAAAGAGTTTTTCTATAGTAAGAGCTGGGATGAAGTCAATAAACCATTTCAGAAACATCATGTAAGAAATGCATTCGATGAATTTAAGAAAATAGGAAAAGTTAAAAACCACTTGAACTTACAGATAGAATCTGGTATAATAGAATTATTTGAATCATTGCTTTCTAATAAAGAGATTAATTTTAAAAATAGAAGTAGAATAATGGATGTGTGTAGAGATTGGCACGGGCTAAATACTATAAAGACCAATACAAACACTTTAGAGGAGTTTTTAATATGAAACCAGAAGTTACAGCTTTACCAGGCTTTGAGGAATTAGATTTTTCTCATGTCAAAAAACCAAATGTTTCAAATTATAAAGGACAAGCCACAACTTCAGCCACACTATCTGAAGACTATGTTAAAGATGTAAAAGATGCAAAACCTATATCGGCAGACTATCAGAAGTACACACTACAAGATGTTTATGATGGAGAAGCACAAAATAAGTTCAATGTGATATCTACATTTGCTGGTGGTGGTGGTTCTTCTACAGGATATCGTTTGGCTGGTGGTAAGATTTTATGTATCAATGAATTTGTAGAAGAGGCCAGAAATACATATCATGAAAATTATCCAAACACTCCAATACTTCCAGATGATATAAAAGAACTTGAAGGAAGACATTTGTTGGAGGCTGCCAATATTGGAGTTGGAGAAGTTGATATTCTAGATGGTTCACCACCATGTTCTGCTTTTTCTATGGCTGGTGCTGTGGTGCAGGGTAAAGGCCACTCTGCAGGATTTGGTCAAACTAAAAAATATTCTGATGGTAAACAAGTAGAAAATATTGAAGATTTATTTTTTGAATATATCAGAGTTGCAAAGGATATTCAACCTAAAGTTATTGTTGCTGAGAATGTGTCAGGACTGTTAATGGGTGAAGCAAAAGTATATTACTCTCACATTACAGCAGAGTTTGGAAACGCAGGATATGATGTTTCTTCTAAGTTATTAGATTCATCTCACTATGGAGTACCACAAACCAGAAAGAGAGTTATTTTTATCGCAGTTCGTAAAGATGTAACTGATACGATTGGTCTTACCTCTCTTAATATTGCTGGTGTATTTCCAGAAAAGACAAGCGAAGTTGTTACTTGTGGAAAAGCATTTGATGATCTAGAGTATGATGAAGAAGAAATAAAAATGTTAACAGAATCTTTTACTAAAGGTTCTCATTTTGTGACTGCATCAAAGATGCCACTTGATCCAAAGAAAGTGTTAACTGGTTGTGATTATCATCCAAGAGGGCATCACTTTAATATGAAAAGAATTTCAAGATTTAAACCAGCTCCTACCATCACAGCTTCTGGTGGTTGTATTCATTGGAGTGAATTACGAAAACTTGCATTGTGTGAATCTCGCAGAGCCATGTCTTTACCAGAAGATTTTAAACTTACTGGTAAATGGGAGCAAAGATCTGAACGTATGGGAAGAATGGTGCCACCATTGATGATGAAAGCGATAGCAGATTCGATATACAAGAAAGTACTGAAACCTCATAAGGAGTTGAACAATGGCTGATTTTACTTTTGCACACAGAGAAGAAGGATTTGATAATCACATTGAACAATCAATTCGTGGATATTCTGATTTGATGAATGATGTAATTAGTCTTTCACGATATTTTGTAGAGGATAACACTAATATAGTTGATATTGGATGTTCTACAGGAAAGAACACCAAGGCCATGATGGAGTACAATAGTGATCATTCACCTGATGCAAACTTTATCGGAATTGAAATAGCAGATGGTTTTCAAAAAGATTTGAAAAAACGTAAAGAAGAGTTAAGGGTTCAAGGGCTCAATAATGTAGAGTTTTTGATGAAAGATATTCGTGGATATCAGATAACAAATGCTAATCTAGTTACTTCAATTTTTACTTTACAATTCATGCCAAAAAAAGATAGAAAAGAAGTTATTTCAAATATCTATTCTGGATTGAATGAGGGTGGAGCTTTTATCTTTGCAGAAAAAACTATCTGTGAAAGTGCATTGATACAGGATATGATTACGTTTAATTATTATGATTACAAAAGAAAATCATTTGATACTACAGACATCATGGATAAAGAAAGAACACTCAGAAACATCATGAAACCCAATACATGGCAACAACTTGAATTGATGATATCTTACGCTGGATTTTCTACAGTTCAACCATTTTGGAGAAATCACGCATTTGTTGGTGCAATAGCGATAAAATAACTTGACAAGCTTTCAACATTTCTGTATAATAATTAGTGAAATTGGCAATAACCTAATTGAGAGTATATTATGATTACTAAAAAAGTAGTAGAAAGATTGTCTAGTGACACCAAAGAACTTTTTGACTTTTACGATAAAAAAGGTTTAAGAAAGTCTGATAAACAGAAATCAGAAGACATTTCTGGATTACTTGAAACGGCAATGGAAGACCTTATTGAAGGTGCTATTGCTCCAAAAGTAGATAGTGAACCTGACATTCGATTAAATGGAAATCCTGTAGAAATTAAAACTTCATCTGGTGAAACATGGCGAGGTGGTGCTTACTCCAAAAGGGGTGGCCACTTTATTTTTGTTACTTGGTCATTAGATAAAAATAATGTACCATCATTATTTCTTGCTGGAATTGACCTTGTAGAATCAGATTGGAAATTGAGTGGGTCTGCAAATTATTATGCGACCACTTATGGAAAAAAAGAACTACATAATAATAGAGATAAAGTTACTTTTTATCACGGCTCTCTTGAAGGTTACGCAAGAGGTAAACAAACTTGTATTAAGGTTCATTTGAATGAAGTTTAATTTTGAAGTAAAAGAAATTCACAAGGTTAATGCTACCGAGTTTGTTCAAAAATTTCATTACTCACCAGTAATGCCCAAACTTACTAAACATTTTCTAGGTTTTTATCTTAATGGCGAATTGAAAGGTGTGTTGACTTTGGGCTGGGGAACTCAACCAAGACAAACCATCAATAAAATGTTTCCAGGCTTGACTTCAAAAGATTATTATGAAATTGGAAAAATGTGTATGGATGATGATATGCCAAGAAATTCTGAAAGTCAAATGATTTCAGCCACAATAAAATGGATGAAAGAAAACACAGAGTGTTTATTTCTTTATACAATGGCAGATGGAATTATGGGTAAATGTGGATATGTTTATCAAGCCTCTAATTTTTATTTTGGTGAAAAATATTGGACACCAGTATATCTTATGGAAAACGGAGAAAAATTACATCCTCGTTCAACAAAAACTCTTCTTGTAGAAAATGCTGAATTTTCTGGAAAAGATAAATTGTTTTGGATGACTTCTGATTTTATGAAACACAAAGGAATAAAAAAAATTGTGGGATATATGTTTAGATATATCTATCCATTAAATAAGAAGGCTAAACGAATAATGAAAAATAATTCAACTCTGAATTGGTCTTTAAATTATCCAAAAGATATAGATTTGGAATGGATGGACATTACAGATAAAAAAGAAAAACAATATATTGATAAACCAGCATTTACTTTTGAAGATGCTAAGTACAATTTAAAAAATATAAATGCTCACAAAGATGGAGTAACATTAGAAAGCTTTTATTAATGCGAGTAGCTATTAGAACGCTTCAGAATTCCATTTTGAAGAGGTTGGTGCGAATCCAACTACTCGCTCCAAAACAACTTGACAAAACACTATAATATGGTATAATACTATTATGAGTCCATTTAATTATATAAAAGCAATTAGTGAAACCAAAGAAGATGTAATGCTTACTCCACAAGATGAGAGGAAGTATTCA